TTGTACCGTAGCAACTGGCACTATGACCATTCTCTTACTATCTACACCACGGCCTTCAATCATCTCTTTTGAAATGGCGCTTTCTGATTCAAAGTAAATAACACCAGCGTCTTTATCAGTATCTAAAAAGTGTTTACAAATACCTAAAGCGAAAAATGTTTTACCTGTAGCGGCTTCACCAGCGATTGCTGTAATTTTGTTTCCAGGCATACCTTTGTATATACTGCCTGATAAAAGAGCATTAAAAGAATACGAACCTGTGTCTATAAAACTTGTTACGTCAGCGCTGTCAACACCCTCGCTTACAAGTGTGGCGTATTCATTACCTGTCTCTTTGATTATATCTTTTAAAAAATTGCTCATATTCAATTACTCCATAAATTATTGTTCTTATTATATATCAATGTGTTCACAAAGTCAAGTCCCATTACTACTTATATTAAAATTTAATATACACCTAACATCTTTTTTTGGTTGTTCAGCTGTGTGCCAATACATACCATCAAATATCACAACTCTACCTTGTTTTGGTGTAATTCTTTTTAACTCTTTTACATCTTCAAAGAAAGGCACATCACCCTCTTTCTCTGTTTTATAATCATAAATTATAGTGTCGCCGTCACTATCACACACATAATATAGAAATACTAAATGTGGTTCAAATCTATCTAAATGTGGACTATCAACACCTGTGCCAGCAAAATCTGTATTTAATGGTAATTGTAAAAAAGACCTGGCCTCCATTATCTTATCACCAACTAGTGGATCACTAACATTTATAGGTTTTCTACCTATTTTTTTATTACAATTATTAACTATTGATTTTATACTATCGTGTAATATATCTAAATCAAATACGTGTTTAAATCCTGGTCTTCTTTGATGTTGATTATTTTTTATTGAGACATCATCTACATATTGAAAGTATGTCTCATTAAATACTTGATGTTTAATTATTTCTTGGTCAAATATATCTACTATATCATCTATTACTTTTATCATCTATTTTTGCTCTCAATACCACAGGTCTTCCTCTTTTTGGTGGCCTTTCATCTTCATACGTTTTCATTTTAGGCATATAAGCAGGACCTTCCCACTCGAATCTATATTTTGAATCTTCAGGTACCCAACCTTTTCTTGGTTCTTCATAATCTTCAGGCTTAACTCTGTGCCATAATAACTCTTTCATATCTTGTAAGTTTACCATACCAAAATCATTGTACACTCTACCCTCAAATTGATCTGCCATTCCAAATACCATTTCTCTATTGTATTCTTTTTTTCTTTGGAAGTCCCAATATTCTTTTAAATCTTTGTAACTTTTATTTGTAATCATCTGATAATTTCTATTTGAGCATTCGGTGACCATATTTCAAGTTCTTTTCTCAAGCGATTATCATTTTTAAGATTATTATGTCGGTTGGTCGCTTTCTTTTTCCACCACTCTATTATATTATTTAGGTTAAACTTGTCGTAATTATCGTCTTTGATAATCTCTTTTGTTTTACCATTTACAATATCAATATAATTCTTAATACCATAATTACAAGTGTAATATCTTTTCCTTTCTGTTAATTTTTTAGCATTACTAATAGTTGTATTAAACATATCTAAATCATTGCCGTCTAAACTTCTTTTAACTAAACCAATAATAGCTTGCGTTAACTTTAACTTTCTACTAGAGGCGTCATCTTTTACTAATTTGCCTACGTGTTGTTCTACGAAAGATGATAAATCGTGGAAAGGTTTGCCGTGTATCAAAGGTATAAAGTCACTATCTGTTAGGCCTTTATATCTTAAATAAGGTTTCATACCATCATATTGACTAGATGATTTACTATTACCATATAAACTTGTTGTTTCAAATAATGATAAGTTCATACCATATTTGTCATTTAACTTTTCTCTTACCCAATGACTACAACATATAGCAGCCAATAGTTTACCACCAAGATAATTGTAACCAAATGGTTGTGATGGCACTATCACAAAACCCATAATAGAAGTCTTATTAAATGTTACTAACTCTGGTACATTACCTAATAAAACATTTCTTGGTTTCATATTAATTACAGGCGAGCCACATCTAATAAAACCTACCCACTTATTAGTATTCTTTTCTTTTACACCTATTTTTAAATTTTTACCAGGCACACTTGACATATTAGTATGTGAAGATATTAGATTTAAATATGAATCAAATGTTGTATTATCTGGTTCTGTAATCTCAAAGTCCATATCTTGTGGACTCATATCAAAGTTATCAAATATTTCTGTTTCAGGCCCCATACCAGGTAAACTGGCAGAGATAGTATCATTTAATTGAGACATCTTTTGGTCTCTCATATACTCATCTATTCTATTAAACTGGCCAAAATAATCATTAAATATTTTAGCACAATATAATGCCTGATCTTTATTTAGGGTCTTCATTATTCCACATTATCATTAAACCTACTATTAATATAATAGGTAATAAGCTTAAAGCTATTGCTATTGTTACCGTCATTTAAATTTATCTACCTCATTTCCCCATACATCCCATCCAGGATATGATGTTCTAGCAAATAGTTCTACTCTAGGTAAATCACCACAAAGTTTAACTATATCATTTCTGATTCTATCTGGTTTTCTACTATGTTCTCGTCTTTCACTTACAACCAATCTATCTACATTACCACTTACTCTTTTTGGTTTTCCTTTAGTTGCTAATATACAAGTCTCTGTATTGGCTCTTGTCCAATAACCTGGCCCTTTGAAGTAGTAATTTTTAATTCTATCTTTATTAGTTTTTACCCAAGTAAATCCTACGGTCTTGTATTCAAAGCCCCATTTCTTAATTATAGGTATTTGTTTATGTAATAATGGGTCTGTACACCACATAAACAACACACAATTGGTATCAGCAATATCTCCAACTGGTAAATTTTCTATATCTTTCATACTCATTGTAGAATAGTGTTGCTCAGGATTTGTTTGAGCACTAGCATTATTCCAGTTTTGAAAATGCCAAGGAGGATCGGCGTAGATTATGTTATATTTTTTGCTAATATCCATATCGCTAACATTATAATTAAAAAAACTTTTGTATCTATTGGTGTTTTTGCTATGTTTTGACCAAAATTATAGAATATAAAAATTGTAAAATAAAAAAGTAGTAAGTTCATAATCATAGTTTATACTCAAAATTTTGTGTGTCTTCACTTACTTTAATTTGTTTAGCACCATTCTTTATGTGAAAATGTGTGGCCATAGGTGTAAGTGGTGATAAAGTCACCAATCTTTTATAGTTATTTTTAATTACCCATTCTCTTAATTTTATTATTATCTCTCTACCTGCTCCTCTTTTCCTTGACCAGACCGTATATGCTATAGCAATTTCGCCATTATCTACCCTAGACATATAATCCATTTCTCTTACGGTGTATGGTATTTCAGGACAAAATGCTACACAAATAATTGCCTCTATCTCATTATTATATTTTAAGCCAAATATTTTTCTACCGTGTGTAATTCTAAAACCTAAAGTTAATTCAGGTCTAACAGGATCCTCTGATACATCTATGTTATCAAGTTCAACTAACTCTGTGCCTTTTATCCATTTAAAGAAATCATCTACTTTGTTTTTCCATATTCTCATCCGAAAAATGCCTCCAAACTTGCTGTAGGCTCGTGTTTCCAACCTATCGCTTGTAATATAAATCTCATTGGGTCTAAAAATGTTTTTTCAAATTGTGTTTCGTAATCTATATATTCTTCTAACTTAAACTCTGTTGGTAATTTTGTCATATAACTTATTACATCAAACTTAAATGGATTTGCCTCTAGTAATTTGAGAAACTTTATTTTATCACCATCTTGTATAAAAGGATATTTTCTGCCTAGATTGAATTGTTTTAGTTGATGATTATAAATCAAAGCACCTTTGACGTGTATTGGTGTTCCTTTGATAAAAACATTATTACTATCTTTATATTTTCTAATATTATTACAACTTCTAGGAAAAGATATTTGTTCAGCACTCATTTTTAAAAACTCTTTTTTAAAGTCTAATACAAACTTATGTAAATCAGATTCTTCTTTTGACATAATAATTTTAATAGCGTCTTTAATTTTACCACGACAGACCTGCGGTGTACTAGATTTGACAGCTTCTATACCCATTAATTTTAATTTAGGATCAGCAAGTCTTACACCCTCCTCATCTAGTACATTTAACATATACCGCTTTTTGGCCACCCAAATACCTTTGTCGGCAATAACTTCTCGTTTCATTACCATACAATTCTTAAAGGCATTTGTGTAATCAGATAATTCACCAAAACATTTATCTAAAAATGGTTCTACTCTACTGCTAACAACCTTGTCAATAAAATTACATATCTGGTCATTAGTCTTACCTTTACAAGTTTTTTCTACTAACTTATCAAGTGTAACATAAATTGAATCTGTATCAGAGGCCACGATATAATCTATCTTGTCGTGTGTTTGTAATATTCTGTTTAAGTATTCGTTAACTTTACTTTCTATAAATCTAATAATAAACTGGCCAGCAGTTGTAATACCACTAGCTTGTCTTACATCATAATATCTAAAGTATTGATTACCAACAGCACCATAAGCTGAGTTTAAGGCAATCTTTCTAGCCCATTGTATATTATGACAACGAGATATTTCTTTTACAAGTTTAGGGTCTTTAGTTTTTTCATATTCTCGTTTTGCTTTTAACATTCTTTTCTTGTAAATCACACGCTCATTGTACATTGTTTCCATCATTTCAGGTAAGAAACCTTGACTATCGTTTTTAAACATAGCACCGTTAGGTGTAATACAAGCGCCCTCTGTTTTTAAATGAGCAAGTGGTGTTTGGTTTGATAACATCTTTGTTACGGAAACGCCAGATGATTTAACGCCTAATATCTTTTCTGGAGAAATATTATATTGTATAATAATATGTGGATATAGGGAGTTAATATCAAACGAAACAACCCACTTGTGCTGACCAAGTTGAGGTTCTTTTACATAAGCACCCTCGTACTTCGTCTCTTTTATATGGTCTTCTCTAGGAGGCACACATATATTTTTCTTTAATAGATGATTAGCTATTAAAGTATCCCAAACTCTAACTTGTGAAAATATATCACCATAATTAACTTTACTTTCATAAGCAACCGTTAAGGATAAATCAATTAAACCTAACTTGTCTTCTAGGCCATCAACAATTTCTACGTCTTGTATATTGTAATCAACAAATGATTGAAAGTCTTTTGTATACCATTCTTTAAACGTATCATAAGGCATTTCATCTTTACCTTTTCCTAGTTCTAGTCGGCCAATAAAATCTAGTTTATAACTTTCTTGTCTTGTTGGTATAAACCATCTGTATAAATCTAAATAATCTAAATTTGTAATACCATATAAGTCATAGACCGTTTGTGGCCTACCTCTTACTTGTATTTCTTCTCTTTGTATTAAATTCCAAGGTGACATACGACTAGCTACTTTATCGCCAGCTATCATCTTAATTCTATTCATTAAGTAAGGTAAGTCAAAAAACTTTGTGTTCCAACCTGTAATAATATCTGGATGATTTTTAATCCAAAACTTCATAAACTCAAATATAAGTTCTTTTTCGTTTTTACATTTTACATAAGTTATATCCGTTCTATCGGTGTTAAAGTCGCCTACACCCCAAGTAATAATCTGTTTGTTAGTTTGATTTTTGACCGTGATACAAAGTAGTTCTTCGATAGGATTTTCTACATCTGGAAAACCATTTTCACAACTAGTTTCTATATCAAGTGTAAAGATTTTAATAAACTCTTTTGACCATTGTATATTTTTTGTAAACTCTTTACCAATATATTGATAGTGATAACGTTCTAAACCATAGATAGGAGAGTTTTCTGTTACAACTTCTCGTCTAAATTTACGAGCACCCTCTATGTTTTTAAATGTAATTGGTTTTAGATATTGACCTTGTAGATTTTTATAATCACTTTGTTGTTGTGTTAAGGCATACAAAGTAGGACCAAAGTCAATCTTTTCTTTGTAATCTTTACCGCCGTGAATACCACGAACAAGTAATTTGCCTCTATGTTCAATAACTGATTTATAAAAGTTCATAATAAATTTTGGTGGAGGATAACGGGATCGAACCGTTGACCTCCTGAATGCAAATCAGGCGCTCTCCCAGCTGAGCTAATCCCCCTCTAAACATACACATATATGTTTAAAATGAAATTATAACTTATGGTTATCAAGTAAATGGGCCACCAAACCATTGTGTTTTTTTTCTAATTGAATTTGACAAGCTAATCTACTTCTCATACGATCATAGTTTTTTTCATATTCAATTAATTCTGTTTCAGCAGAATCAAAATCTGCCTCGCCAACTTTATCTATCCAGTTTCTATCTATAATTACGTGACAAGTGGCACAAGCACAACAACCTGAACAATCAGCAGGTATCTCATCTATTGAAGTTTTAGAAAAATCTCTAGCCGCCTCCATCAAAGACATACCCTCGTCAACTTGAACAGGAATCTTTTCCTGCCCTCTCATAAAATAGACCGTTATCATTATAACTTCGGTACTTTAGTTTCTGTAATTAATCCTGGCGCTTTTAATATTCTGCTAGTATTTTGTTCATATGACTTTAGTATATCATCTTTTGGATCCGTCATAAAAACAATTTTATCTTTT